TTTTAGTCTGACAGATAACACCAAAGCTTACTGGGGCATGTACCAAGATTTTAATGCTGCCAACAGCAATGACCCGACCAAATACAAGTGGTCTAAGTGGAAAGGCGACCAAGGATTGCCCGGAAAACCGGGAACTGACGGCAAAACACCTTACATTCACTTTGCTTATGCTGACGACAACAAAGGTACTAACCTTAGTTTTACCGACAAGAATCAGCAATATATGGGCTACTACAGCGACTACACAGAAGCTAACAGCACCGACTATAAGAAATATACTTGGGTGGATAGACTGGCGAATGTTAAAGGGGGTTCTCGTAACTATTTTAAAAACTCTTTAACTAAAACTTTCTATACAACAGATGCGCAGACGTTTGACTGGAGAACATACATAGTTGATGCCTTTTGGAAAAACAAAGACAGACTTAAAAAGAATTTTGTAAAAATATCATTCGATATTACTTTTCCTGTTGCACTGGAAAACGACTACATAGCTAATATTCATTTCTCGGCAACTCCTTGGTACTCAAATAGAGTTACATTCAAAGCGGGTACGACAAGCAGACAGCATTTTGAATTTGGAATTGATTTATCAAGTGCGAGCGAGGATTACCACACAGATAATGTGTTTATACGTTTTGGAACGAATTATGGCTTTCCTAGCGGCTTTAAAATCATTCTTGAAAATATGATGTTGTCAATCGGTTCTTACTATCCAGATTACATCCAAGCCATCGAAGACACCCAAGAACAAATCGACAGCAAAGCCGACAGCGCACTCACGCAAGAGCAGCTGAATGCGTTGGCAGAGCAGGATAATCTTATCAAAGCTGAAATGGAAGCAAAAGCTAGTATTGATACCGTTGATAAATGGATAACGGCTTACGAGAACTATGTCAAAGCTAATGATGCAGATAAAGCTAAATCAGAGCAAGCTTTAAAAGAAGCGTCAGAGCGAATCGTTCAAATGAAATACGAGGTTAACGACTTAAAGCTTGTTTGGGAAGCAATCGATAGATTCATGAGCTTTCAAAATGAAGGCTTGGTTATTGGTAAGAAAGATGGTTCAGCTTACGCAAAATTTAGTGATGACAGGATTAGTCTGTTTTCTGGAAGTAGCGAAGTGATGTACATTTCGCAAGGTACGTTAAATATCGCTAACGGTATTTTTACGAAGACGATTCAAATTGGGCGTTTTCGCTTTGAAACACACCCAGCTGATGCAGATATGCTGGTATTAAGGTATTTAGGAGGTTGATATGGCAACTGCTACATTTAGTGGACAGTATGGACATAATATGACGTTGGAAGTATGGTCTGATTGGAACAGGCAGGACATAGCAAGTAACAGTTCAACAGTTAATGTACAAGCACGTTTAAGGACGAATGGTTATGCTTCTGTAACTGGTGTCACAGCACCAATGACGATTTATGTCAACGGTGGTGGTGAGATTGTTAATGCTAATGTTAATATTGGAACGAATTCCTCTCTATTAATTTTTGGTAAAAACTATAATGTTCCGCATAATGGTGACGGTACTAAGACAGTTAGCATTAGTTTTAAAGTTGATATAAATGCAGGTGGTTATGGTTCATCTACTGTTAACTTGTCTATTCCACTGCCAACTATCGCCCGAGCAAGCACAATCAGTAATGTTACAGGTACGCTTGGGAATGCAATGACACTCAACATCAATCGTAAAAACAGTAGTTTTACTCACAACCTTAAATACGAGTTTGGGTCATTGTCTGGCACAATCGCAACTGGTGTTGGTGCGTCTGTTAGTTGGACGCCGCCGCTAAGTCTTGCGACAGCTATGCCAAACAAAACAAGTGATTGGGGACAAATCGTCTTAGAGACTTATAGTGGCTCTACTAAAATCGGTCAAACCAATTGTATTTTAACCTTAAACGTACCAGATAATGTCAAACCAACGCTTGGCAGTATAATGCTGACAGATAGTAATGCAACGGTTAAAAACTTGTTGAATACAGCTAATACATTCGCTCAAGTGATGTCAAATATCCAAGTAACTTTCAATAACGCTAGTGGTGCTTATGGTTCAACGATTTCAAGTTATCGTGCTGAAATTGTTGGCAAAAATCAAAGCACGAATTCAAACAATGGTTCTCTTGGCATGATGAATTTTAACGGTACGGTGACTATTCGGGCAACAGTAACAGATAGTAGAGGGCGAACGTCAAACGCAGTTGATGTCCAAGCTACTGTTATCAATTATTTCACTCCACAAATTTCGTTTACATTGCAACGTAGCGGTTCTTCTAGCACGACTGTAACTGTTACAAGAAATGCTAGGATAGCTCCTCTAACAGTCGGTGGAAAGCAAAAGAACAAAATGATTATTTCTTTTAAGTACAAGGAGCATTCAGCTACTAACTACACAACTGACACAGGAAGCGCTGGTGGAACATGGACGACTATTGATAATTTAACGAATTCTAGTGCCAATTTAGCAGCTACCTTTAGCACACTAAAGACTTACGACATCATCGGTAAAATAGAGGATGCGTTTACAAGCTATGAGTTCTTAGCAACTGTTGGTACAGAGAAGTTCCCTCTAGCAATCAGACCTGACAGAATTGGACTCGGTAAAATCCCAGAAAAAGCCAATATTGTCGATAGTGCATGGGAGTTTTATTACAACAACAAGCCTATCCAACACCACCAAGTCACAACAAATGACGGTAAAGCTCTATTCTTAACAGCTGGAACTGATTTAGACACTATTGTAGACACAGGTTTTTACAATGTATCAGCACCATTACATGGGCCGACAGGCTCTGGCGTTGGCAATTGGAAATATATTCGTGTAACTCAACATACAAATACTGCTAATTACGTTTTACAAGAAGTAATCGATTTTAATGGTGCTGTATCAGCTTATCGTATTAGAACGCAAGGTAACTGGGGTGATTGGCAATATGTTGCCGTTCAAAATAAAGTAGTTGAATTTACAGCGGTTAACCAGACTAAAACCTACTCAACGACTTTAGCTGGTCCGTATGGTTTCGGAATAGCTGTTGTTCGTTCAGGAAATATTGTTACAGCCACAATGGATTATGTGCATAGCTCAAATACTAACTGGAATGGGAAAGCTAGTGAGACTATACCAGTTGGCTGGCGTCCAGTTAGCCAAGCAATTATCCATTGTATAGGTGAAGGCGGAGGTGGTACTGGCGCAACACTATTTAACGGTAGCTATGTTCACCTTGCATATAAGTCAGATGGCTCTATTAGTGGACGTATAAAATTAGATAATAGCCCGTTATGGTTTGGCGCTTCGGTTTCTTGGGTAACAGCAGACCCATTTCCAGCATAGAAAGGACATGTTATGAAACTAAAATTTGGTTCAAAATCGCAAGAATTTGCGGTTGACGGCACAGTCACGGGCACGAAAGTAACCTTGACAAATGATGAGGGCGCTTTTTATCCTGTTATGTTACCAGCCGATAAAATCAGCTTGTCGAATGATGAGCTGGAAAGTTTGGCTAAAGATGTTATTTATCAAGAGAATTTCCGTGATAAGTACGAAAACGAGAAATTCAATGAAATCACAAAAGAGCTTGCGAGCTACAAAGAAAATTCGGAAGTAGCACAAGCTACTTTATTAGACGTTGTCACTCAGCTTTATGACAAAGGGGTGCTGACTGATGAAACTATTGAAGAAAATTAAAGACGAAATAGAAAGAGGAACAGACATGATGATTAAACTTTATGCAATTAATATTATTTCAGGAAACTATCAATACTCAAAAGTACCAAAATGTTTGAAACCAAAAGTCAAAGCGCAAATCGCTCTTATGGTCGAAGATGACGAACTTCTGGCAGAGTTGACAAAAGAAACCGCTGAATAAGCTTAGAAAGTAGAGGGGCTTATGGTGGGACAAGATGTTATCCACGAAGCCATGAGGGCAACTTGGACGATTGACAAGGTCGGCGGGATTTTAGCGACAGCTATTATCCTTGTCATCTTGTTGTTGGTTTCGGCTATGACTTGGGTTATCAAGAAACTAGTGACTGGTTTCCAAGAAACTAACAAGGAGCTATTAGCTTCCAACAATCGCATAGCGACAGAGAACCAACAACAAATGGCTAGGCTGACGGAAGCTGTTAACAATCTTTCGCTAGAAACCCGCAAAGACATATCAGTCTTGCAAGAAAAGGTTGACGGTTTGGAAGATGTTGTTAGGAATAATCAAATGTTTTAAAAGGAGAATATTATGACGGATTATATTTTGCAAGGTGTAATGCTTATTTTAACTGGCTTAGCTGGCTTTATCGTGAAAACAGTAAAGGATTACCTCTTTAAAGAGGGTGGAGAGAAAGCCTTGCGTATCGTTGAAATCGTAGCAAAAAATGCTGTTAATGCAGTAGAACAGATTGCAAACGAGGACGCTAAAAGCGAGCAAAAACTAAATGCTGCTAAAACGAAAGTTAAGAAAGGGCTAGAACAGTACAATATTTACTTAACAGACAGTCAGCTTGAAATGTTTATCGAAGCGGCGGTTAAAGAAATGAATGACACTTGGAAAGGGGAAAACAAATGAATACAGATGTCTTAATTAACTGGTTTGAAAGTCGTCGTGGTAAACTTACTTATTCGATGTACGGAAGTCGAAACGGTTCAGACGGTACAGCGGACTGTTCAGGGTCAATCTCGCAAGCTTTGAAAGAAGCAGGAGTAAATATCATTGGTTTACCGTCAACGGTCACTTTAGGCTCACAATTGGCTAAAAACGGCTTTTATCGTGTTTCAAAAAATACGGACTGGAACGGACAACGTGGTGACATTATTTTGATGTCTTGGGGTGCTGATATGTCGCAATCTGGTGGAGCAGGCGGTCATGTCGGCGTGCTGGAAGACGCTAATACGTTTATCAGCGTAGATTATTCAACTGGCGGACAAGCAGGCACAGCGGTATCAAGTCATAACTGGGATAGCTATTATAACAGCTCTAAACCTGCGTATGTGGAAGCTTGGCGCTTTAGTGGGTCAACGGCTACACAGCCTAACACAGTAGCTTCTGGCGGTCGTAAACCAGACAGCAAAGCTTACTATCTAGCTAACCAAGTAGCTTTCGTAAATGGCATTTACCAAATCAAATGCGACTACTTAGCGCCTGTTGGATTTGATTGGACTGACAACGGCATTCCTGTTGGTTTAGTCAACTGGGTAGATGAGAATGGAAACAACGTCAAAGACGGCGCAGACAAAGATTTCAAAGCGGGTATGTACTTTAGCTTTGAACTTGACGAAGCTCATATTGCCGATACTGGTGAGGGTGGATATTACGGCGGTTACTACTGGCGTAAATTTGAGTTCGGTCAGTTCGGTACAGTCTGGCTATCTTGTCGAGACAAAGACGATTTGGTGAATTACTACAAGTAAAACAAGAAGAAAAGCTCTAGGCAAATGCTTAGAGCTTTCTTTTTTTATTTTAAATAATAAACGAGCGATTATACATAATATCGTTTTTTAAAATCGTTAAACCATAAAATCTTCCGTTAACTTTAATAACTTTCAGTAGTTTTATATCACCTAAACCGTGTACTCTAAATTCTAGTTTAACAACTGGATACCATTTACCGCAGAATTTTCCATATTTTAAAGGATTTTTCATTTTTCTACCTCACTACTTTTGTTATATTATAACATAAATAGTATACTTAAAAAGTTAACCTTTAACGCCTTAGCCTTTGTGGTTAAGGCTTTTTTGGTATAATAAGAAGCGTAAGAGTGTAAAGGTCTTACTAGATGGCAATGAGTGGGCTGGCGAGCACACGTTAAACTAAGTACAGCAGGACTTCTTTGCGGGCTAGCTTTTGCTAGCTCTTTTTCATTGCCGTTATAACCACAAAAACAAAAAAAGTCCGTTTTAACGGACGAAAAAAAATTAAAAAAATGCAAAAAAGTTTATAAAAAGGGTTGACTACTACTATAAATAGTAGTATAATATATATGTAAGGTTGAGGGAGGCAATCTTAGACAAGGAAACTAAAGAAAGGAAAACGAAATGTTTAGGTACTTAAAAAAGCCATTCAAAATTAAAACAAACAAACTGGTCGTCAAAATCAACTTGTTAGTCATAACGCTTGAATGGCACATTGAGTTTGAATAGTGAGAAATCACTATTCCCCCTTTTTGGGGGTGTACTTAAATATTAACAAAAAATGCTATGAAAGTAAAATTTAAAGTAACAAAACATTCTTTTGATTGGAAAGCATTTCTAGGTTGGTTAGTTGTTATTGCACTAATTGCTTGGCTATTGCTTAAATAAGGAACTAACATGATTGAAGTATTATCAAAACAAGAAATTTTAAACTTACTAACGAATCATTCACGTTATCAGATTTCTAAAGCTACTGGAATATCTGAACAAACGTTGTCAAATTACGCAAACGGCGTTACAGATGTCGGGCGTATGTCATACAACAATGCTATTAAGCTTACACAATACGCAAAAGAAAACGAGGTAGAAACAATGAAACACACTGAACAAGAAATTTTAGACATTATCAAAGACTTAGAACTTGAACCAGATATGCTTGACATTTGGGAAGATAAAGATGGGAATATTAGCATTGAAGCTCGTGGAATGGCACCAGCTGATGAACGTGAACGTAAAATGCAATATATCGGTTTCGTTGATAATGGCGATGTAACTTTTGAATAGAGTCGCACCCAATTTTGGGTGCTTTTTTTCATAAACAAATACCTATTTAAATGTGAGTGTTTTTAGTTTCTTTGATTGAGATGTTGATTGTGCTTCTTATTATCAGTGTTTTAATGTTGCTTTTTGTACCGAATTTGAGTAAGCAAAAGGACGTTGTTCGTGAAAAAGGCGATGCTGCTGTTGTGAAAGTGGTAGAG